CAAAACATTATTGACGGGCGCAAGGAGTTTGTAGCATATTCTTTGCAGCCGTTTATTAGCGCTATTGAAAACCGTTTATCTATGGATGATATTACGGCTCACGGTAACGTAGTGCGCTTTGCATTAGATGAAACTTTTTTACGTGCCGATACTGCAGCTCGTTTAGATGCAATAGAAAAGATGCTTAACCTGGGTTTAATAGATTTAGAGCAAGCGCAAAGTATGGAACAGCTAAGCCCTAGTGGCCTTAATGAAGGGAACAAAATCCGTGATCTTAACGTTTAGTGGCAATATTGAGGCAGTAGATAGCGGTGAGCGCCGTACTATCTCAGGCAAAATTGCACCGTATGGCGAGATAGGTTACACAAGCGCGGGCAAAGTAGTTTTTGCTGAAGGTTCAATCAGCGCAGCTGAGCCAAGTAAAGTAAAACTTTTAATGGCGCACGATAACTCAGCCGTAGTAGGGCGTATGCAAAGTATGACCTCAGCTAAAGACGGCCTTTATGCCAGTTTTAAGGTAAGTGCATCATCACGTGGATCAGATGCAATTTTGCTAGCCCAGGAACAACTTATGGACGGCTTATCCGTTGGTGTGGAAGTTACCGCATCAAAGCCTGAAAAAGACTATCTCCTGGTCACCGCTGCCACCTTACGCGAGGTGTCACTCGTAGAGAGCGCTGCCTTTGCTAGCGCTGCGGTGCAAAAAATTGCTGCAGCTGCAGGTGATATGCCAATAGAGGCAGCTACAACTAAAGTTACAACAACGCACATAGTAACAACCGAGACAGAAACCGAAACCCAACCCGAAAGCGAGGCCGCTGTGACTACAGCCCCCGAAGAAAACGCACCTGAGGCAGTAGATGCCACAGAGCAGGCTGCACCTACAGTAGAGGCAGCTCGTAAAATAATCCTACCAAGCGCACTTAACTCTCAGCGTGTACGTACACCTATTGTAAATATGGGTTCATACACAGAGCATAAAATTAAAGCAGCATTAGGTAATGAGGAGTCAAAGCTATATGTAACGGCAGCCGATGACAGCTTCACTACTAACCCTGCATTTAATCCAACACAATTTTTGACAGAGTTTGTAACTAATACACGTTTTGGCACACCTGCTATAGATGCCTGTTCACAAGGTGTTTTACCTGCTAGCGGTATGACAATTTCAGTGCCTTCACTTGTAACCTCAAGTGGCGGCGGTACAGGTGTAGCACCTGTAGTAACACAGGAAGCCGAAGCTGGCGCTGTACAAAATACAGGTATGGAGACAGCCTATATTAACGGTACTGTTAAAAAGTATTCAGGTATGAATACACTTAGCGTAGAATTGCTAGAGCGCTCAGATCCTAATTTTTACTCCGAGCTAACAGCACAGCTACAAAACGCTTACCTAAAAACTATTGACAGCCAAGTGCTAACAGATTTGTTAGCAGCAGGTATGAACGGCACAAACACGACAGCAGATTTAGACGGCATCATTGACTATGCAGCTGAAGGCGCACAAACTATTTACACAAATACTGGCTATTTTGCTACTAATTATATTGCTAACCCTGCACAATGGGGCGCACTAATTTCAGCGCAAGATACAACAAAGCGACCTGTATTTACGGCGCTACAACCTATGAACGCGGCAGGACAGGTATCACCTACCTCTATTCGTGGTTCTGTACTAGGTCTTGATCTTTATGTAGATAAAAACTTTACAGCTACTACTTTTGATGACGATAGTGCAGTTATTCTTGCACCTGAGGCATTTACTGTTTATCGCAGCCCACAGGCTTATATGTCAGTTAATGTTGTATCTAATCTGCAAATCCAGGTAGCTATCTATGGCTTTATGGCAACTATTGCCAAAATGCCTAATGGTATCTTGAAGTTTAAGAAAACCTGATAACAAAAACACCCACTAATAGTTTGGTAGGCCTCTTAGCCCTTTGAGGCTTACCAAACCTAAGTAAGATAGGAGTACACAAGTGCCAGCTACATATGTAACCGCCGCGACATTAAAAGCATCGTTGGGCGTTGGCACTTTGTATGACTCTTACACCTGGATAGAGGACACCTGCCAAGCTGCACAAGATCTAATAAACGGCTTTTTATGGTTTGACAGCGCGCCCGTAGTCGGTACCGCGTTGGTGTCTAATGTCGCTACCGTTATGGTTGCCAACCCTGGCATTTTTACTACGGGCCAATCAGTAACTATTGCTGGGGCTGGTTCAACCTTTAACGGTACTTACACAATTACAGGCACAATTCCATTTAGCACAGGCACAGCTAATATCTTGCCTGCATTTAATATGCAGCTAAATTACTGGCAATTCCCACAGGGCTATAGCTTTATCCAATATGCAAAAGTAGCAACAGATCAAAACTTTAGGCGCGTACTGCCTTACGGCACTATGACAGGTGATGATACAAAAACGGTTACCTACGCTAATACCCCAGCTATTAACGCTGCAGCTTTAATGCTGGCAGAAAATATCTGGACTAGCCGATTTAGTACACAAAACGGCGGCACTAGCTTAGACGGCTACAGCCCTAGCCCTTTTAAGATGTCCAATACTCTTATGGCATCCGTGCGCGGCCTATTGGCCCCGTATCTTTCACCTGCGGGTATGGTCGGCTAATGCCTGCAGCTATAACTACCTTACGCAGCACAATAGCTGCAGCCCTGGCTAACCCTGGCGTATGGACGGTATTTAACTATCCGCCCAGCACTATGCAATCTAGCGCTGTGGTGGTTGCCCCTGCGGATCCATATATCACGCCAAGCAATAACTCTCAGGCAACTATTTCGCCTATGGCTAATTTTAAGATTATTATGACGGTACCAATGTTTGACAACGCCTCTAACTTAATTGGCATAGAGGACACAATAGTAGCTGTGTTTACTAAACTAGCTAATAGCGCAATCGTATTTAATGTTACTGGCGTGAGCGCGCCAAGCGTACTAAGCGTTGCCGCAGGTGACTATCTAACGGCAGATTTACAAATAAGCATACTAACGAGCTGGAGCTAACTAATGGCACTTACAGATGAAGAAAAAGCGTTTTTAATCAAAATTGGCCAAGAGTTGCCAGTAGAGGTTAAAGAGACAAAGACAAAAGACACACCTACCGAGACAACAGGAGAATAGCCCAATGGCGATTTATCTATCCAATACCGTACAGGTTACCCTTAATTCGGTAGCCCTAACAGACCACGTAACAAGCGCAACTATTAACCGTGCCTTTGATGAGCTAGAAGTTACAGCTATGGGCGATACAGCTCACAAGTTTGTTAAGGGTCTAGAGGCTAGCACTATTACTCTAGACTTTTTAAGCGATACAGCTGCAGCAAACGTAAACGCAACTTTGCAAGCTGCCTGGGGTACAACAGTAACCCTAACGCTAAAGCAGACAAGCGCCGCAGTATCAGCAACTAATCCGCTATACAGCACTACTGTGCTAGTTAATAACACTACAGATATTAACGGCGCTGTTGCAGATATTGCTACTCAGAGCATTACCTTTACCTGTAATTCACCAATCGTAATTACAACCGCACCATAACAAACTAACAAAGGGGCTAACACAATGGCAAAACTTAAAATAACAAGGGCAGACGGCAGCGTATCGGATCATCAGATTACGCCACGTATTGAGTATGCCTTTGAGTTATACGCAAAAAAAGGTTTTCACAAAGCCTTTAGAGATGATGAAAAGCAAAGCGATGTGTACTGGCTAGCCTGGGAGTGTTTACGCACAAGCGGGCAAACCGTACCGATGTTTGGGGCAGAGTTTTTAGACACCTTAGCTAAGGTTGAGGTACTAGATGATGACCCTTTGGGGTAGTGGGGCGCGGTAACTTTGGTTACCTCATAGCGCAGCTAGCCGTGGAAACGGGTATCGCGCCTCAGTACTTACTAGACCTTGATGCAGATATGTTTAAGAATATGCTCAAAGTCCTAAACGATAGATCTAAGGAGATGCAAAATGCCAACAGAGCTAGAAGGGGCCGTACAGCTCCGCGTAGCCCTTAAGCGTTTTGCACCTGACCTATCTAAAGAGACTCAGACACAAATGGCGGCAGCCTTAAAAACTGTAACTATTGTTGCTAGAGGATACGTGCCTAATGACGGTCAGGTGTTATNAGCTAAGGTTGAGGTACTAGATGATGACCCTTTGGGGTAGTGGGGCGCGGTAACTTTGGTTACCTCATAGCGCAGCTAGCCGTAGAAACGGGTATTGCGCCCCAATACTTACTAGACCTTGATGCAGATATGTTCAAGAATATGCTCAAAGTCCTAAACGATAAATCTAAGGAGATGCAAAATGCCAACAGAGCTAGAAGGGGCCGTACAGCTCCGCGTAGCACTTAAACGTTTTGCACCTGACCTATCTAAAGAAACTCAGACACAAATGGCCGCAGCCTTAAAAACTGTCACTACAGTAGCTAGGGGTTATGTGCCTAATGACGGCCAGGTATTATCAGGCTGGACTAAAACTTTATCAGGTGCCGATAACTTTGTTTATCGCCCGTTCCCTAAGTTTAGCTCAACTGAGGCTAAAGCTGGTATTACTTATTCTACGTCACCGTCTAAACCTAATAAAAATGGGTTTGTAGCTTTAGCTCGTATTCTTAACAAGTCTGCCGCAGGCGCTATTTATGAAACAGCTGGCCGTAAAAATGCACAAGGCCAACCTAACTTTTCACAAAACGATTTTATCTATCGCACGGGCAATAATGGGCCTGGCGATTTTCAGCTGTATTACTTTGCACAAGATAGGACTACGCAGCGTAAAGGTTATAATAACTCGCTTAATCCTAATGCTGGTAAACAGTTTATAGATAACCTCAACAGTACAGGCCAGCTAGTCAACGCCCGCCCTAAAGGTTTAGTAGGTAGCCCAGGGCGCAAGCTAACTGGCCGCTTAATCTTTAGAGCCTGGGCCGAGGATAATGGCCGTGCTAATGCAGCTGTCATTAAAGCGTTAGAAAAAGCCTCTGCAATGTTT